GGAAATTGATTAATTGTGAGAAAATTCCTAAATATAAAGAAGATAATCGTTATCTTTGGATTAAACAATTTGTTACAATAATTCCTTTAGGTGTGAGATATGATACACATGATATGATAGACCAAAACGGACCTTACAAAGGATGGAAACATGAAGCAATCTAAAACAGTGAGCAGAATAGCAGAAATACAAATAAGATTAAACAATGGAATTGGCCTGATTACTTTTATTAAGAATTCTATTTATATAGGTGCAGGTCTAACAATTGTTTTAAAACTTAATGTATCTCAGTCTATCATAACAACTCTTTTAGCCTTGCTTGGATTTTATATTATTGGTGCACTTGACATAAAATACTTTAAACTCATGCAGGAAATGGCAAAAATAAGTTCAGGAAAGTATAATCCTTATTTTACAAAAAAGCTTGGAAAATAGAAACTTTTAAATAGTAGGACATCTAAGAAAAACCATGGCATTTGAATGTACTCTTCTTGTTGAAACTGAATTACCTATTCCTATGACTTGTGCAGATGACACAGGAATTGCAAAAGGAGCTGTTTTAAAATTATCAGACCTCGGAGTAGTAGCTAAAGCAGATGGGGATAATGATTTTGTTGGTGGAATTGCAGGTTCTGAAAAAATTGCAGATGATGGAATGGTTAGCATAGATGTTTATAGAGGAGGAATCTGGAGAGGGACTGCTTCAGGAAGTATTGGAGTTGGAGAAAGTTTAGGAACAGATGCAGCAAGTAACATGCTTGTTTCACAAAGACTTTCTACTGGATTATCTGGAAGTAACTCTGTTGGAAGTTCTTTTGAATCTGCAGATGATGATCACACTTTTGTATTTGAGTTAAGACCTCAAATTATACACACAGCAACATAAAATGGCACTATCAGACCCAAATTCATCAGGAGAAGCAGACATTAGAGGAATTGATATTGATAAGTTAGCTAAAGGTTTCGCAGAATTAGAGCCTAATATTATTAAAGGTTTTATAGCTAACTCTAAAACAAAAGCCAGAGAGATTAGATGGTATCAAAAAGAGAGTGGTTTCTTAGATACTTCAGACACTACTAATATGAGTGGTTCAAGGACAATGACTTCTTACAGGTCAAGACCAGAAGTAGTTGAACAAAGCTGGGATAGAGAAACTTCTTATGTAAAGAAATTCTTTTTATCAAGTCCATTATTATCTGATGAAGATATTAAAGATTCAGACATTGATGTTCTTGGAACTAATATTCATGATATAGTAAGAGGTGTTCAAAGAAGAGTAGGTGCAAGAATATTTGAAATCATGTTCAATTGTTTAGCTTCAACTCCAACACAACCTTTAACAAATGGTGCAGTAACTATTCAGAACACAGCTGCAACAGCTGGATGGGACCAGACTGCAACAGCAAATCCTATCTTAGATATTACAAATGGAGCTCAGTTAATCAGAGCTAAAGGATATGACCCTAAAGGTGGAGTGTTAGGAATGAATTCTATTGAACATAAATATTTATTAAATTATTTAATCAGTGTTAAAGGTTCAAGTATTCCTAGTTTCTCAAGTGAAAAATTAAAAACTGGTGTTATTATGGAAATCTTAGGATGGAATGTTATTGTTGATGAACTCTTGACAACTGATTGGGTTTATCAATGGGTGCCAAATAGAGCAGCAACATGGAAATCATTTATGCCTATCACCTCAGTAGCAATTAAAGAGCCATTAATCGGAACTACAATAAGAGTTGCAGAAGAAGGAGAATGTATCTTAACAGACCCTAATGCAGTTCATGTAATCTCTGGAACTATAGGATAATAAAATGACAAAAGCACACTTACTCGCACAATACAAGAACTTTAAAAAACAACTTGAAAATGTAAATCAAAAGCAAGTTTGGAAAAATAATATCCAGCATGGAATTGATAGTATTCTTGTAAGATACCCAGAGTTTGCAGATATTTCTAAAGAAGAAGAACCAAAACCAACCACTACATCTTCCAAGAAAAAGGGGAAATAAATGGCAGAAGCAATTACTAATGGCCCAAGGGACCAAAGAAGTTCTATTTTTACAGTAACAAGTTATTCAGAAGATTTATCTCTTGCTGGAAATGAATCAAGTGCTGCTAATATTGCTGCTGTTTTAGGAACGTTAATTTATGAATTAAAAAAGAAGGGCGTGATTGAAGCCACAATAGCTACATAAAATGACAGGCGCATTAACTACAACTGCAACAAATTATGCTACTATGGAATTATTAAATTCTGCATTAGATGAAGAAGATTGTGGAGCAGCAACAAGAGGAGCAGAAACCACATCCAGATAGTTTAAGTTCAAGTTTCTGGCTAATAAAAATTACAAGAGCAGCCTAATTCTACATATCAATATCTTATAAAAAGGGAAGTTTTAAATATCAAATAGATTTAGTTTTCTTATGGCAACATCAGGAGAAAAAGAAATTATGACAAGATGGCCTGTAGAAAAGGGTTTGACTGCAAGGACACAGAAACAGACAGGAAATGTTGAAAACTTACAGCCGGAGGGTTTTAATGGAGTTAAAACAACAGTTCTACAAAAGGATAGAGAATTGATTAATTAATATGGCAAGACCTCCAAGTGCTAAAAGTATTATTAGAAATCTAAAGAAAGAGAAAAGAAGTTTTGAGCCTAAAACTCCTATTGCTTCTGAAATGTATTTACCTAATCAATCTGGGGATCATAGTTCTGGAATTGTATTAACAACTCCAACAATAGATAGTGATATTGCTAATAAAAAATATGTTGATGATGAAACTTTTAGGAAGTGGGGTAAGAAGAAATTTAAAGAGAAAGGAGATTTTTTAAATAAACAAAAGGAGGTAAAAAAATGACTTATAAAAGAATTTGTAATAGATGTGGAAAAGACATTGGTGAAGGAATACAAGATGAAGATAATGAATTACACTTTACAAAGAAAAGAAATACAAGATTTGGATATGATGAACGTATGCATTTATGTAATGATTGTTTAAAAATTTTTGATGACTTTATGAATAATAAATTAAAGATTTATGAAGATTCCAACAAGGAGGTGAACTAAAATGCCAGCAAAAGATAGAACAGGTCCAAGAAGTGGAAGCCAAGGTCCAAGAGATGGAAGAGGTAGAGGTAGAGGAAGAGCAGGAGGAAAAGGTGTAGGTGCTATGAAAGGAGGAAAGAAAGGTGCAAGAAAACCTAATAGATAAAAATGAAAATCAACATAGTAGGAAGTATATTGGGAACAACTGGATATGATAATCATACTCGTAGTATTGCAAATGCTTTATATGAATTAAATCCAGATATCAAATTAGATGTTCCATTAGTTCCTAATTGGGAAAGGTTAGTTAATGATGCTGAGTTGAATATGCTGACTAAAGAACCAAGAACCCCTGACGCAACTATTGCTATTATGACACCACCATATTGGAGATTAGCTATGGGAGATAAATCAAAACACTTCATAGGATTTTTAGTTTGGGAAGGAGATAAAATTCCAAAATATTGGATGGAATACTTACTAGATGAAAGAGTAGACCAGATATGGGTTCCAAGTGAACATACATTTAGAGCAATAACAAATACAGTTAAAGAAAATAAACTTAACATAGGATTTATAGAAAAAATCAAAATAGTTCCACACGGAGTTGACTTAAATATTTTCAAACCAATGAAAGTAGATAGAGATAAAAAATTTACATTCATCTGCAATAAAGGATGGAGAGGGGGATATGAAAGAGAAAGCGGAGAGATGGGCTGAGAACTTCACAAATATCATTGAGGGATGGTTAGCTTTTGGAAAGACAGCAAAAAAACAAAAGCTTGTAGATGAAGTAAAAACCAAACTTGATGCATTACTTTCTAAATAGAAAGGTTTAAATAGTATGTTTGCGTAAGTTTACGATGGTAGACACAGGAATTAGAGTAGATGATGAGATTAAGAGTTTTCTCGACGCTGAGAAGCTTGTAGAAAGAGAAAGCTATAAATCAGTTCTTAAAAGATTAATTGTAAAAGTAAAAATAATAAAAGGGAGGTAAGAGCGAGCAAATGGTAAAAACAAATTTAGCAATAACTGAGCATGAAGATAAAACTTCACAGAATGGAAAAGATTACACAAGATTTAAAACCAATAATGGCTGGATGTCTTGTTTTGAGTCAGATGTTATTAAGAAATGTAAAGATAATGAAGGCAAGATTGTAAGTCTTGAAATTGCAGAAAGTGAAAAGAATGGGAGAACATTTCAAAACATCAGAGGATTTTATGATGTTGTATCTGGTATTAATGAGGAAATAGAAAGCACTACTGTAAAGCCACAGGAAGCATTTACAGAGCCAAGAAAAAGCGTAAAAGGTTCTGCTTATGAGAAAGACCCTGTGGGTTTGGCTGTTGAAGTGTTTGGAATGTTAGGTAATCCTAATAATCTATCAGCAGTAGCAATAATGAAAATAGCTATTGAAGCAGTACAACAAGCACAAAAAGCTTTTAGTTAAAATGAGATTTCCAACACTAACAGAAACTATGTTAATATTAATATGGTTGAAGTTATGGATTATCACTCTAATATTAGCTACATAAAGTTAAAATGGGATTTTGGGAGTTTATAGCTTATAAGTTGTTCAGAATGCCTGTATGGTGTTTTGATAATGCAGGCTATTACTATCCATAATTATTATTAAACCCTCTATTGAGGGTATCATACTCATATGAGTTTATTCCGGTGAGGGTTTCTCTTCCGGTAAAATAAATGTAGAGAGGCGCGCATACCCATAAGCAGTTTAGTGCTGTAATGGGATTGGGGGAGTTTGATAACCATCTTCTCCCCTAATTAAAATTAGATGTTCATAGATGAATAGTAAAAAAAGCCATATTAACATATAATCAAAAAAACATGAAAACAATAAAAGAATTAGAAGTTGAATTACAATTTGATGGATTTAGTAATAATGATATAGAAGAAGCTAAAATAGAAGTACTAAAAGATGTTTTGAAGTTGTTAAAAAGTGAGAAAAGTAAAAAAGAAATAATCAAGGAGATTGAAGGATGAAATGTAAGCATTGTGGGGGTAAGTTAGAGGTAATAACAAGTAAAGATTTAAGATGAAAGAATTAGAAGCTGAGGAAGATACAGATTATTGTAAATGTGGGCACAAAAGAATAAAACATTACTTAAAACATAATGAAAAGAATGGAAGGAATGGGGGATGTCGCATTTGCTTTTGTCAAATGTTTAGATTAAAACAATAAAAAGAACTAAAATCAAAAATTGAAGGATGATGTGGGTACCTCACAAAAAGAAAAAGAAAACAAAAAGCAAAAGACTTATATATCTGTCTTGCTTAGAAAGCCCGTAGCTTTCTAATTTCGCCTCACCGAATAACTGCTTATTGCTTTGGTTTGTTTGTTTGTTATTTGTGAGGCTCAATTTAGGCTTTTCAAGCTTAACAATTGCTAAAAAGCGGTTAAATCCAAAGGTTCTGAGGAACCCTACGGGCTTCGCCTTTGGCTTTAACGGCTTTTTGCTTAGCCTGCGGGCTAAGCCGCTTATATTTGGGCAGCTTAGCCTCTAAGCTGCTAATTAGCAAGCCTGCAGGCTTGGCTTATACTATTTAAATGTGCTTAGCAAGCTTATGGGCTTGCTAAGAATTCTATAATAGCCCCACCCCCTTCGCGCCCCCTCAAACATTTCTAATTTAACATTGTATTAGATGTTGCATCCCGCGACCACGACTAATCCCCCCTGGAAATCAACAGCTTACCGCTTACGATGTTCGCCGGGGGGAAACTCCCCTCACTTCGTTCGGAAGGGGGGGCTCCCGCCCCCCCTTGTTTCCCGCCCTGGCTCACTTCGTTCGCTGAACTGTTGATTTGTGGGGGCTCCGCCCCCACGCCCCACAACTGCGGGGTGCCCTGCGGGGCACCCCGCCACCCCCCCATTTACACACAAATGTTGTACATATATACTATTATTATTATATAAGTTTATTAAAAGTTATATATATATATATATACTTAAGTGTGCATATCTTTAAATACTTAGATATATATGTACACATAATATGGGGCAAAGATTTGCACAACCTTGGATAAGAACTTCTGTTAATGTTAGTCCAGAATTACATGAGTTATGTAAAAAATATAGAATAAAGTTTAGTGATGCTATGAGAACTGGAATATCTATCTTACTTGCAGAGAAGGGAGTAAAAGAATATGACAACAAATTAAATGTTGTTAGAAGATGTCAAGAACTAAAAATCCAAGTTGCTGAAAACTTACAGAAGATTGCTGATATACAAAATGAAAATAACAATACCCTTCCCAACTCCAACAATTAATCATCTTTATTGGCATAGAGGAAATATGAAGTTTTTAAAGAAAGAAGCAAGAGAATTAAGAGATGAAATAATAACTCTTGTTAATAATCAAGTTCATGAGTATGAGTTAAAACATTTAAAAGATAAACAACTGATTGTAAATGTTGAAGTACATGAGAACTGGTTTGACCTTAATAAGAATATCAAGAGAAAAGATATACTTAATAAAGAGAAGTTCTTAATAGACAGTGTTTTCAAAGGATTAGATTTAGATGACAGACAAATATTTGATTGTCGCTTTATTAAAAGGCAATCCAACAATGAAGAAGATTATAAATCAATCATAACAATAAGAGAATACATAAGCGAACTTCAAACATAAACTAATAAATATATATCCAGGACCTCACAGAAAATTATGAAATATGACATAAACCGCCCCTGGCTCACACTCGACCCTTGGCAGAAAGAATATGTATTTAATCCAAATCCTAATCAGGATAATTTCTTATTATGCGGCAGGCAAGTTGGAAAGACAACAGCAATGAGTGAAAGAGCTGTGGAATTGTGTGTAAATAACTATAAAAAAGGTGAATTTGTGTTGATTAATAGCATTACAGAGAAACAAGCTTACATTATGCTCGCAAAGGCGCAAGTCTATGCAAAAGAGAAATATTTTAAAAAAGTAGTTTGGAAAGGCAAAGACAAACCAACAAAACACATCCTTAACTTTAAAAATGGCACAGGAATCCTGTGCTATGCTGCAGGAGATACTGGAGAAGGATTAAGAGGTTTCACAATTAAGAAACTTATGTGTGATGAAGGAAGCCGCATGACAGAAGAATATTTTATTGCTATAATCCCTTCACTATCTGTTGTTAAAGGTTCAATGGATATTGCTTCAACTCCAAGAGGGAAACTACATAAAGATGGTTTTGAAAGGTTTTTTTATAAATGTTCTTTAAATCCAAAATTTAAGCAACACTATGTTTCTGCAGAAGATTGTCCAAGACATACAAAAGAATTCTTAGAAGAAGCTAAAAAAAGATTATCAAAACTTGCTTATGCACAGGAAATGTTAGCAATGTTTACAGATGCTTTAACAACATTATTTCCAAAAGAACTCTTAGATAAAATAATGATTTTAGAAAGAAGAAAAACAAAAAGTAAAGGAGATTACTACTTAGGCGTTGATATTGCAGGATTTGGAGATGATGATTGTACTTATGAATTATTCCAAAGAATGAATGATGAAACCATACATCAAATAGATTCTATTGTTGAAAAGAGAAATTACACAACAGACACAACAAGAAAAATATTAGAAATCAATAATTCTTATAATTGGATTAAGAAGATTGGAGTTGATGATGGAGGAATAGGGTTTGGAGTTTTTTCAGAGTTGATGAATAAGTTTGAAACTAAGAACAAAACAATATCTTTAAACAATGCATCAAGAGCAACTGATAAAGATGGGAAAAAATCAAAAAAGATTTTAAAAGAAGATATGTATTTCAATCTATTAACATTAATGGAGCAGGGAAAAGTAAAATTATTAAAGGATGATGAAGTCAGAGCAAGCCTGTCATCAATGCAGGTTGATGAGGATGGAAAGATTTTTGGCAGCAACTCTCACATTGCAGAGGGAGTTGTTAGAGGAATCTGGTGTGCTGAAAAATGCAAAAGTTTAAATATATTCGCTCGTAGGTTTTAGCATGGCAACTTTAGCTTTATCAGGTTCAGCAATTATTAGAGCAGGTGCAAATGTGGGTTCTGTTCCTATTACCTCTTGGGATGATTTTATTGAAGCTGCAGAAGCTACTTTAGCTGGAATTACAAAAAATGATGTTGTTACAAAATGGGGCCCAACTTTATCTGGGTCAGTAGTTGCTCCAATGATGACAGAATATTGTGAAAGATTAGCAGCTATTGATGGAATCCAATATGATATGTCTGGTTATACAACCCGTATTGAAGCAGAGGACATGATAAATATTCATTGGGCAAGATTACAAGAAATTCAAGATTTATTAAAAGATGAAGATGTGCAAAACTTCATAGGAGTTTAAATGGGATTGAACTTGGGTGGAATCTCAAATGTTTTTAAAAAATCTCCTGAAGATGGTCAAGTTCTAAGTTCTCAAGGACCAAGAGATATTTATTCTACAGGAATTATTGTTTGGAAAGGAGCTTGGGCGGCAACATCTTATATTGCAAATGATGGAGTTTTAGCTGCTGATGGAAATGCTTATATCTGTATTTTAGCCCATACAAATCAAGAACCCCCTAATGCAACATATTGGGATGTTCTAGCTGAGAAAGGAATTCAAGGTGCTCAAGGAGATCAAGGAATTCAGGGAATTCAAGGTGCTCAAGGAGATCAAGGAATTCAGGGAATTCAAGGAATTCCCGGAGTAATTGGAAGTTCAGTTAATAATTCAGATTTAACAGAACAAGATTTAACAACAAGTTATGCAGTAATTAATGGATTAACAGCTAAAATAACTTTAGGTGAAGAAGCATTAGTTCAGGTTATCTGGTCTGGAGAATTTAGTGGAAAAGCCAAGGCAGTAACAAATTATTGGAGTTGCTCAGGATATCATTTTACCGGAACAAGTCCAGATACTAATGATATAACTTACGGGACTTCTGGACGAATAAGAGTCCAATCAGGCACACCATTATTAGTTGGGCAGGTAGAACTACCAAATGGGGCTGTTATAACAAGCGCCACTGTATTTGGAAATGATGCCTCAGAAAAATGGAAATTAAGAAGAATAGATCAATCAGATGGATCAACTGATGATTTAGCAAGTGAATCTATCAACACAGCAGACACATCAATATCGAATGCCACAGTAGATAATTCAACATATGGATATCATTTTTATACTGAAAACTTTGATGCAAACAATGCAATTTATGGAGCAATAATAGCTTATACTTTCTTAGAAACTCAAGATGTTGATGTAGCAATTCATATTGATGCAGCAGAACAAACAAAAACTAGAAGAAGAGATGGAGGAAGAAGTCCATTTATGATGAACACACAAGGTTTGTTTACTTTAGCTGCTGATACTTATGATATTGACATAAGAGCAAAATTATCTGCCGGAAATGTTGGAGATATTGTTTCAGGAGATAATGGGGAGATGGATATTCTAATCTTTAAATCTGCATAATATGATCAAAGAGTATATTAAAAAACATTGGGATTCAACTTTTGATTTTTTTCTTGCTGTAGGACAAGGGATTATAGTGTTTTTTGTTGTAATTGGAAGTGGAATCAAGTTATTTAAAGAAATGAAGAAAAGGAAAAGATATAAAAAGGAGAGTATCATTAGATTAAAATAACATGACAACACTTAGAACTGGTCAAACAACTGATTTCTCAAATCAAGGAACTGAATTTACTGTTGCAAGTCAAGATACTGATGGAGCAGAGATCTCTGAAACTTTTTACATCCCTGATTTTTCAAAGTGGAATGGATATTATCGTAAGATTCCAGAATTAAGAACAGTTATTGATAAGTTTGCATCATGGACTTTTGGAAGGGGAATTAAAGCTGATGAAAAAAACAAAAAGAAATTAGATAAGATTAGAGGAATTGGAAGAGAATCTGCAAGAAGTGTTTTAAAGAATCAATGGAGAGTTGCAATGGTATGCGGAGATTCTTATGCACAGATTGTTAAAGATAAGCAAGGAAGACAAACAAACTTAAAACCTTTAAACCCGGGCAAGGTTGCAACAGTTGCAAATGCTCAGGGCATTATTGTTGGTTTTGAAATGGAAACAAGTGTTAAAGGAACTACAATAAGATTTGATATTGATGAGATTTATCATTTAATGTTTAGAAAAGAAGCTGATGAAATTCATGGAATTCCAATGCCAGAAGCTTTAGTGACTTTGATTGAATCAAGAAATGAAGGTATTGCAGATTTAAGATTATTATATCACAGAACAGTAAAACCGATTTTATTTTATGAAGCTGAAACTGATGATACTGCAAAACTTAATTCTCTTGAAAATACAATCAATTCATGTTTTAAAAATACTGAATCTTGTATTCTTCCATTTGGAATGATTAGAGAAATCAAGAGAGCGTCAAGTCCTCAATTTTCAACAGGAGAAATAAATAGTTTATCATATATAAAATTCTTAGTAAGATTGTTTGTAACCAGCGTCGGTATGCCAGAGGTTGTAATGGGCTGGGGAGAGCAGACAACAGAAGCTTCTGCTAATATTATTTATCTTGCTTTCCAGCAGGAAATTGAAGATATGCAATCATATAATCAAGAAGCTGTTGAGATTCAATTAAGCATTGAAATAGATTTAGAGTTCCCTGCAAGTATTGAAACTATGTTGCAGAGAGATCAGCAAAAAGATGGTCCTGTGAAAGCTGAAAAACCACAGGCTGGGAAAGATACATGAAAGACCAAACAATTATAGTTTTATGTGCAATACTTATGTTAGCTGCATTAGAATCAATTGCATTGATGAAAGGAATTAATGGAACATTGTTTTCTGCAATTATTGCTGTTATAGCAGGGTTAGCAGGATGGACAATGCCACAATTAAAGATTATGAAAGGGGGTGCTAAAAATGGATGAACAAAAAGAAGAAGCTAAGCCAGAAGAAAAGGAAGAAGCTACATCTGAAACAGCAACAACTCCTCCAAAAGAAGCTGGGTCTGAGAAAGAGCAAGAAATTGTAACAAAAGCTAATGATGCTGCTAAACTTGCAAAAGAAGCAGAAGAACTAAAAGCTTCAAATCTTGAAAAAGAAGAAAAGCTTATGGAGAGAAAAGAAGCTCTTGCAAAATTAGGTGGCGGAAGTCCGGCTGGAGATGGAATTGCTAAAACTGAAGAAACTCCTGCAGAATATTCTAAAAAAGTAATGGAAAATGGACTCTAATAAAGATTTAAAAGTCAAAGTTGGAACTCCAACAGAAGCTTTATGGAATAAGGTTAAAATAGAATCTGAGATGATGATAAAACAATCTGAGAATACTATTATAATTCATAAAGAAATTCTTAAACTTGCTAAAGATAAAATTCTTTTAGAAAAGAGAAAATAAAATGCATATAATTTTTATTGCTTATGGAAAAAAAGAAGAAGTTGAAATCTTATTAAGAGATATGAGTGCCCAGAAACACAAGATAGTAATGACTAAAGGAAAGAAGAAAAAAAAGATTTGGATTGAAGGACAAGTAAGGTATCTTCCTTTTGGAGTTATGGAATACATCTGTCCAGAACCTGATGGGGATTGTGTTATGAACACTCTTAGATTCAAAGAGGATAGATATAAACTTGGGAAAATGAAATTAGGAGTTTTAAGGAAATTGATTAATTGTGAGAAAATTCCTAAATATAAAGAAGATAATCGTTATCTTTGGATTAAAC